GTTTTGTTGGATGGTCCCGTCGTGAGACGGGCCGGCAGAAATGCCGTGGCGGACCTCCGTGGCGATGGACGCCACCGGGTGGTCATCGAGCGAGGTTACTATGCCAGCATTCGGCGCGAAGACGCGCCGCTTCTGGATAGTCTCAAAGCTTTTCTCGATGACCGTCCACCTACCACCCTCGAGCAGGCACACTGCGACCTCGACAAGTTGCGGGTCGCTATCATGTTCTGTCGATCTGTGTGGGACGTTCTGTGTGACGCCGACCAGGTCTTCAGATACATGCCTGCTCGTTGTTTTCTGGATGGTTTCCTCCCCTTGCTCATGAGGGCCAAAGACGAGGCCGAGCAAGTGAAGTGGCAGAAATATCTGACCTGTTGGCCTATGGCCAAATTTCTCAGGCAGACTAGTATGCCAGAAGTCCCCGCGGGACTGGAGGAAGCCATTGGCTCTAGCTTTCACTTCCCCCTGACGGGGGCAGCACGAAGGCATCTCCGGAATCTCCTTGCCTCGCGTGATAGCGAGATCCGCCCCACGCAGGTTTGCTGGGCGATCCTTCAAGGAGTGAAGAGGGGCTGCGCTGAGGTCTCTGAGGACTTCATTTACGCCACGATGCTGAAGCATAAGGCGAGTTTGACGCAGACCCTTCCGGAGATGAGTGAGGAGGCGACGGAGCTGGTTCGTCAGAAGTTCCGGAACATTTGGAGGCCCTCGTTTAGGCGCCGCCAGTGGACCGGCTACGGAACCAGCAGGCAGATGGAGCGTGACTGCTCAATCTCTGGCAACCCAAACTTCAACGCCTGTTACGAGGTCACTCGATCTCAGGGCGGGAGGTGTCGTGCGGTTCGATCTACGATCATCCGCTACCTCAGGGAGGAATGGGGGATGGACTCTGACAACAGACTTCTTTATAGGATGACCGAAGTGGCTCCGGGTGAAGTTGTGTCTGAGTACATAGGTCCAGAGTTTCTGCCGGAGGTCTCTCAAAAGCTCGCCGAGCGGTGGGCTCTGAAGGACCTCGAGCGCTTGGGTGGAACGTGTCGTGCAACTGTGTGCGCGATTCTCGAACCACTCAAGTGCCGCCTCATCACAAAGGGAAGCGCCCTTCCGTACTTTGCCGCTCAGGCACTACAGAAGGCTATGTGGCAGCGACTTCAGGCTTTTCCCTGTTTCAAGCTCACTGGTTGTCCTCTGGATGCTTCAATGCTCCAGGGACTGCTTGATCAGGAAGAGCGTCTTGGTCTCGACTTTACTCACTGGGTGAGTGGGGACTATAGCGCTGCTACGGATGGACTGTCCCAACAGGTCAACCGCCTCTGCCTTGAGGAAGCTCTCCGTGGCTGTAATGCCAGCGAGGCTCTCAAGATTATTGCCCGTGCCGTGCTCGGTAACCATCGGATCGAGTATCCGACAGAGTTCGAGATTGACGGCATGATGCAGCAGAATGGTCAGCTGATGGGCAGCCCACTGAGCTTCCCGGTCCTCTGTTCGATCAACGTTGCGGCCTACTGGTGCGCTCTTGAGGAGTACACAGGTCGCAAGTTTCAACTAGAGGACCTGCCCTGTCTCGTTAACGGGGACGACATTTGCTTCCGCGCAAATCCCGAGTTCTACGGTATTTGGCAGAGGTGGGTTCGGGAGGTTGGCTTCACCCTTTCACCGGGGAAGAACTACATCCACGAACATTTCGTCACCGTCAACAGCGAGGGCTATGTCCACCAGAAGCATGGCAAGGTCCCCTTCCACAAGGTCAATTTCCTCAACACCGGTCTTCTCTATTCCGGTAAGAGCGTTGAGCGGAAAATCGACTGGGGAGACCAACCGGCCATCAAGGTCGGCTTGCGGCCCGAAAACCGCGAGATGCCATTCACCCAGAAGGTTAATCGGGTGATCGAGGAGTCGTGCAGTCCGACTCGTACCCTTCTTCGCGTTCATCGCTACTTTAGGGACGAGATCAAGTATCACACCTTGAACGGTGAGATCAATATGCACGCGGCTCCCGAGCTTGGTGGTTTGGGCATCGTGCTGCCCGAGGGCTCGGACACTCGGTTCACTGCCTGGCAATGTCGTGCGGCTGGCTACCTAGCGAGTCGGTGGAAGTCACTGGAGTTCGGATCCGTTGTGGAGGGAATTCCAGGCCCATTGACCCAGGAAGAGGCCAAACACCGCATCGTCGACCTCAACCGCCCACTAGGGGTGGAGGGTCGGGTGACTTACCAGCAGAAGAAGTCTGCCGCATTGACGTGGCAGGCCCCGGTCAAGCCGGGCCGAGTCGTAGTCCGAGAGAAGCTAGAGCCACTTCGAGAGGGAGAGGAGCGGATTGAGCCAGACAGCTCTCCACTCCGCAACTATCAAGGTCCACCAACTTCCGCAAACGGAGAGTGGAAGATCAAGGGCCTTGACAGTGAGTGTCGGCAGGCCATCCGCGAATACAGAGGATCGGGCGTGAATCGTCCGCTCCGGTGGTCGCGGGAGGTCCGCTCGGCTCCGTCATCGATCCTGGATCGGCTAGTCCGATCAGATTCTACTTCTGTGTTAAACACATGGATCGGTGCTGAGGGCCAAGTGCACTCATTCCTCTCGAAGCCAGTTTTGGTAGGCTGAGGAGCAGTACCACAACCTCCTGAGGGGGGTCCGCGGGGCTGTCTGTCCTCCATAGAGCTCCCCGTCCCGGCCATATATGCACACACACTTATTCGTGCGAGGCGATAGACGGTGAGGAGAGGCTCGTGGAGCACCGTAAGGACTCGGTGCGTAGGACAGGCAGCAGCCAACGACTTTCCGACGTTGGAAGTAGTCTGTAGCCTTTGGTGGCGACATCGTACTCCGTCATCGGAGTGGTAGGTCCGATTGGGAATTGGACCTGTGGTCGAGGGCTTGCCCC